TGTCTTTTCAACTTGTGTTTTTGATTTTGTCATAGGTTGTACCTCCTTGTTAATCTTAGAAGTATTAATGCCTTTAGCACTATCAACTAAGAATTTTATCATTGTTGTTTTTTCATTATCCGTTTTTTCAACGAACCCTATATTTTCCATCTGTTCTCCGCTGACTGGGCTAAGTTCTGATTCGTTTTCAGATGATATAACTATGCCGTTTTCTTTGTCATAAAAAACATTTTCCAATATTGTTGCATCTGCTTTGATAACATCTACGCCATCAACTTTTTCAACAGAAACAATATTTGCAAACTGATTTGCTGGGGAATCTACAAGACTCAACTCAACTAAATCATAATCCTTAATAATTCTAATCTGTGATTCTGACTTCTCATCATATCCATCATCCCACTTATTCATTCGTCCACCAATAGAAAAACCAGTTAGTGTTCCATCTAGAACCTTTTCCCAAGTATCTTGTGCACCCTTTGAAACATATGCTGAAACGAATACACCTCTATAGAACTTTTTTGATTCTGGATCAAAATACTTATCTTCTTTAAAGTCAACCATCTTGCCTACTGCTAATGGCTGATGCATTTCTCTAATGTTCCCTCGGAACTTTGCAAATGCTGCCATAGATGCTTCTGCTGTTACAATGTCCATCTGCTTGTCTAGGTTATCTAATGATGCAAAACCTGAAACGATGCGTCGCTCTTTGTCGACCTTACTGAAAGGCATTGATAGACGAAGATTTTCCCCATCCGAATTCCAATGGGCTTTAGATATATTGCTCACCATTATATTATAATACCCCTTTATAACAATATATCACAATGTGGACATATCAGACATTAGGGAGTCTTTCTCCCCTCTCCCTTGGGACTTCGACCAGCCACGGTTGAAGGGGAGTCGGAATTGTTATTTGTTCTTTCTGAGTCCCTGGATCTGTTGGTTCCTGCTTCTGCTGCTGCATCTGGCTTAAGTTGTAAGACTTCATCTCCGCCATCTCTTTGTGGCATATCGAGAACAACTCTTGCTTCGTTTGGAGTGATGATCTGATTCTTTACATATCTTTCAAGTATTTGAGACTGTGCAATTTCATCAGTGAGGGTTAGTTCATTGAACACAAATTCAACGATATCTGTTTTCTCACGAATAATCTTATTGATCATTTTTTCTAATTGTCTTTGAGCAGGTCTTGCAACCTGTTCTTTAAAGGTGCGATCCTGTGCAAGTGCTGCTGCAATAGATCCAGAATCGCCACCTCCAAGTTTAGACAATGGCACTTGATGTGCTACTAGGATGTCATCACGGTTTTGCTTACGATACTCTTTAAATGAGCCGTCCTGTATACCGTCTTCGATGGGCTCCATCTTGAATTCTACTTTGTTGTTTTCGCTATCACCTGGAAGTGGAATATATAGCGTTCTGTGTGACTGCCCTCTGAGATTTGTCTGCAAGAATCGGAACATCTTATCTTCTGCATCTCCAGAAAGTTTTGCACCCTTTAGCGTTACAACATAACGTGGTACTGCCTTGTTTGCAAAGTAATCAATATTGTATTGTGAAGCAAGCGAGTCACCGTGTAGTGAGTTAATAGCCGACATAATGTCTGGCACTCCGTAGAATGTATTAAGAGGTGAGTACTGCTTAAAGTGAATAATCTCGTTTGGTCTGGCATCTGTTGTTAGTGGGTTTTGGTTCTTTGCTCCAAAATTACGGAAGTATACAATTTTGTTTCCAATGATCTGGACGTATCCATCTTTGATTCTTCGTACTCGCATTGTTGTTGCTGGTATATGTCCAACGTATCCAATTTCTCCACGAGTTGTTCTTCCAATTTCTAAGTATCCATTTCCTGTTGACTGTAAGTCTGTATAAACCTTCTCCATTGTTGCAGTAAATGAGTCATCGTCATTTAGAGATTCTAGCCAATCACGAAGTTCTATCTTTGTTCTTTCTATGCGCTTTCGTGCTTTCTGTGTTGCACTGTTGTCTTCAGAGGCTTCCAATCTAAGCATTGTTCTTGGAGAAACCTTGAACTCGTACCCAAGTCCAACGATGTTTTCTACCTTAGCATCGATTGCTGCGTGGTTTGCAAATGAAGTATCGTAGTAGTTTGCTAATTCGTAAAGGTTCCATGGTGGAGTAATAACATCAAACATTCCATAGCCGTTTACATATACTAGCCCTGGGTTAATTTCTTTTGATTGTGCTCCATCAATACCGCTTTTTCCAGCAAGTGCTGCAGTTGTATATTGTGTTGTCGGCTCAACCATCTTTGTTGAAGATCTACTTATTCGTCTTTTAAAGTTTGCTTGCAGTCCATCAAGAGATTTTAGAGTATCCCAATTTCCACCAAATGGATCAGATTTTGAAAAGGTATCATCTTTCTTTGGTGTATCATCAATTCTTGCGTGAATCTCGTAATCATTATCTTCCATTTTAATCCTCATCTCCATACTTAGCAATTGTATCTTTTGCTGCTTGAACAGCCCCAAGATCATTTAGAGAAGGTATGAGCCCAGCCTTTAATCTGTCAACTTGTTCAGAATATTCTTCTTCAGAAACTCTTGTTAGTCCTGGAACAAATACACATGTGCCATCCCCTGGATCTCCATAATACATTGCAGTCTTTTTTAATTCAGCCATTCTAGAAATATCATTTTTATCTGATGGGATATTCAAAACAGAACCATTCCCGTCCGTAAACCATTTGCCATTAGCCTTTTTATATACGTAAAGACCCCAGTCATAGTTCTTCTCAATGACTTGTCGTCTTACATTTTTTACAATTGGTTGACCAGTTTTTGGGTCTATTAGCGAATCCATATCCACAAGTATACCATATTACACAGGGTCTTGCACAAATTGAGTCCAGTTAACGTCCTTAAAGACAGAATAAGAGTAGTCTCCCAGATTAACGGGTCTTTCATCATCTACTATTACCTTATTGGTTCCAGTATAACTTTTATAAACATCTGATGGATCCACTCCATAATAACTCTTTTCTGACAAAACAAGGACGTTAGTCCAATTAAACGAGCCACTATCCCAGAATCTCCAATTAAGGGACTCTGCTCCTAAAATTTTTACCCTGAACCAAGGTCTTTCGGATATGTTCTGCACCTCTTGAAGATTTGTAGACTGATAATAAGATATGCTGTTAAATAAAAGTGGGCCAGTAAGTCTTACTGCCCCTTCAAAAAATGAAAAGTTTAAACTGCTTAAAAAGTCAACTCCTAGGAATCCCCACTCTTGAAGCGTTATGATAGGTTCCTTAACAACTTTTCCATTCCAATAAAATCCGATTCCATCTTGTACTACACCTGTTTTTGCATCTACTGCGTAAATCTTTGCTCGTCTTCCAGTTGGGTCGCAAGCCACCATATAAAATTTTATGTAAGCATCTTTGCTTTGTACTTCAAATATCTGTGTTGGTGCATATGGGAAATAGTCTCCATCAAATCTAACTGCCATTTGCATTGCTATAACTTTAAATCCTTCTGAACGACTTTCATTTATCGGAATCAAAAGCCCTCTATTTATAAGCGGATCATACTTTCCTCTTAACTGAATTCCACTATTCTTAGTTAAATATAGATATGGAGAAGAGCCTGTGTAAATTGAAAATGGATTGTTCTTTTTAAAATCATAATAAATGCCAGTCTTTGTATAAGGATATATGTCTGTTCCAAACCTAGTACCGATTGGACTTGCGTCAGATTCATTAAGTGCTTGTGAAATATAAGAAAGTTTTTTAATTTCGACATTGTTTCTTTCTGAGTTTTTCAAATTTACTTCCAAGTGTGTGACAATAGATAAGTCGTTGAAGTCAACACCCTTTGGTGGATAGATAATCATGTTATCTACAACTTCATACTTTGTTGTCATCCAGTCTGATCCAGGAACCAAAACGCCGTCTCTTGAAGGCTTTTCTGTTTTTGTAAAATAAAAAGAAGTTTGGTTTGCTCCTAGTTCTGTGTATTGAAAGGTGACATAAGATTTTAGAAGAGATCCGCTTGTGTCATACTTATACTGTTTAGATACTTTATTTTTTAAATCTTCATAATCGTTATATCCAGTAAATAGATAATTATCTAGAGATGCATATGTTCTTTGAACTGGAACGCCATACTCATCTGATAACTCAGCATACGTCCAATCTTCTGGATCTGTTTCTATTGCCAATGTCTT